CATTTGTAAATAATTTTGCTTGTAAGATTTTGTGTGTTCTTTGTAGTTGTAGTTTCACTAGCATCGAAAACAATATGCCACTTAACTCCGTCCCATTCAATGATGTCATTTTCACTTGCAACAAAATCTGTACCGTCATCATTTTTCCAAGCATCTGGTCCGTCATATGCAAAATTGTAAGGTGTATCGCCTACACTCTGTCCAACATTTTCACTGGGGTTAATATCACCTAATATCAATACTCTAAATCCATTTGTTTTGTCAGCACTTGGATTGTAATTTTGTGGATCTATAATCTTATCTATACTTGTATAACTATTGCTGCTTCTAGCAGGTCCTTCAATTACATCTCCTGTTGGCAGTGTATCGCTGTCCCAATTAACAATGATAGTATTTTCATTTAATTCACTCAATGTAAATGTACCAACAATCATACTATCTGTATTGTCTTTGCGCAGTGTAATTCTGCTTACATCTGCTTTGTAGACACCCGGATAAGTTTCTATGATTTCTCTCCAGTTTACAACACCAACTTCGTTATCCTTAATAAGTTTTACAGTGTTGCCCAATACATATGCACCATACTGTTGATAAGTTGTGCTAGTTGTGACTCTATTACTATTCAATGCATCTACTCTTGTTTCTGTGTTTAGATTTTCATCAGTGACTTTTTCAATTGGATGCGGTGTTTCGCTGTAGGCACTTAGTTCTGGCATACTTTCACCTAGTTCAATAGTACCAGTTGCTTCGTTGAAAATGTTTGTAATGATGTTGGTAATGACGCCTAGTTTTTTAACTTTAACTGGCAAACTAATATAGATAGGTGTGCTGAAGTCTAGTGTAGCAACATCAATTTCGCTGTCTACACCAACTGGAATACTTCTACTACTGAAATTAACTCTTTCTAAATTAACAACACTTAAACTTGTCCAGTCAACATAATTATCAGTGGTTTGTATTTCCAAACTAGGATTGAACAACATTAGTAGCTGTTCCATGATTTGTAATTTTTGGTCTGTGTTACTACTCCAAATATCACATGCTACACTTAGGGTGTATGGACTTGGCATACTGCGTTCAACTGTGTAGTTTTTACCTTGTGTGTTTAAATATTCGTTGTTATCAGCATCATAAGCTCTTTCACGAATATTCATTTTGCTTACAAATGTAGCATCACTGGTGCGACTTCTGTCCATTTCTAGATTTGTAACATATACAGCAATTCTAGGCACAGTGGGCAATTTGTTTTCACTGTTGTCTCTAACAATGTTTGAAACTTGTCTTGTTAGGTCACCATAAGTAACAGGAATACTTTTGATAGTGCCGTCATTTTGTTTGTAAGTAAAACTACTCATCAAACGAATAATTTGGGTAATATACCTTCTTATTTGTCCATCATAAAAATGTTGCATTAATTATCTGCCTTTGGTTTGAGTGCCTTACTCAAGCTCTGTCTTTCTTTTACTGTCTCGCCAGCAATAGTGCTTTCGTTTGTATTGTTAACAAATCCTGTTCTTTGTGTTGTTCTACTATCTGTGTTTGACAATGGATGTCTGACTGCGTCTTCCATCTTAACCCATCTTGTTCCGTCGTATCTAAACAACCTATTTGGCAAAAAGTCTGTGCGTAAAAAGAAATCACCATTTACACTACCAGTTGGGAATGTTATACCACTGCCAAATGCTTCTCCGTTTGGTGGAATACCATCACCGATAAGATATCCAGTGTATCCATTTCTTTCAGGAGGTTGGTTAATTCTATCAGCTTCCATTCCCATAGACGATGCATCAATGTCATCCATGTCAACAGTTTGCAACAACGGTCTGCCATCAGCATCTAGTGCTAAATGATATAGGTGTGTTGTATCTGCACCACTCTTAGGTGCATCTGCTTCTGCTTGTGCTACTACAGCATTGTTAATTTGCATTTCTGTTTCAAATGTACTTAATACATCTCTAAGTGTATTTCCGTCTTCGTCTTCTGCACTTCTATCTAAAATATCGCTGAATTCTTGACTGTCTACCATTTGCTTTAATTTTACTCTGTACAAATGTGGATACCAAGTTTGACTGAAACCTTCTGCTGCACGGTTTACATCTTCTACTACATAAAATCTTTTTAGTGCAACGCTATAATCATTCAGTGCATATTCATCTGCTAAATGTGGCAATTCAATTACATCGCCGCTCATTATTTTTCTGCCAAGTGTTTTGACACTGCTGTTTTGGTGTATAGTCATAAACAATGTGTCGTTGCTTAAAAACAATCCAAATTGACTCAGGTTGAAATCTGTATCACTGACATTGTAAATGCCACGCATAGTGTATACATCACTGTCGTATTTTCTATCTCTATTTTCAAGAAATAGCATGTCTTGAATATTGGTTTCTGCTTGTACATCATATTGTGGTGCGTCAGCAGTTGCATCATCTTCTGATGGATTTACTGGACCTAAATATTTGTGTACATAAATGTCTGTACCGCCAACAGAAAATTGTTCATAGATAATTTTATCTAAGAATTCATAATCGCTGGTTTTTGTTGGTCTATATAAGCTAAGTCTTGGCATATACATATTTAGCATAAATACTATGGAGACTGAAAATGGCTGATGACAATATTGTAACTAAGAAACAACAAATTTTTGATTATGTTCACGCTTTCCTTGGCGGCGACATGGTTGATGTTGAATTAGATCCTATTCATTATGAAACTGCATTAGAAAAAGCATTAACAAGATATAGAATGCGTAGCGATGCAAGTGTTGAAGAAAGCTATGTTGCACTTAAATTGTTGGAAGATACAAATGAATATACAATGCCTCATGAAATTGTAGAAGTCAACAAAATCTATCGTAGAAGTGTTGGTTCACGCAGTGGCGGTGGAGATGGCGGCACAATATATGATCCATTTAATTTGGCATACACAAACACATACCTTTTAGCAGGTTCAGGTATGGGAGGTATGGCAACATATGAATTGTTCAGTCAACAACAAGAATTAGTAGGCAGAATGTTTGGTAGCTTTATTGAGTTTACATGGAACACCACTACTAAAAAACTTACAATTTTACAAAGACCTAGAGCAGGTGAAGAAGTGTTGTTGGAAGTTTATAATTATCGTCCAACTTTGCAATTGTTGGATGACTATCTTGCCAAGCAATGGATTAAAGATTACACTTTGGCTGCATGTAAATACATGCTAGGAGAAGCTCGTGAAAAGTTCGCTACTATTGCAGGTCCTCAAGGCGGCACTAGCCTTAATGGAGCGAGTCTTAAGGCAGAAGCTCAAAGCGAAATGGAAAAGCTAGAGAACGAAGTGTCTCTAGCGATGCCGGGTGGTACTGGATACGCATTTACAATAGGTTAAAGTTCATTGTCGTGAACATACAATTGCATTAATGTATAGTGAAGAACTTTCATTAAGTCTTTTCTAGCATCGTCTGCACTGCCTTTTTTACCATATCGTTGAGCATACTTTAGAACATTACCAATACAAAACCCTGTTCCGTGTCCACCGTCTACAATAAACTCAGTAGCTTGGAATTTGTCTTTTGCATAATGTTGCCCATAAGTGGCATCAATATACTTTGCAAATTCTTCAATGTACTTGTTTTCATCAAATTTATAATCAATACTCATACTGTACAATACAACAAGTTTTAGGGTTTGTCAAGAATAAAGCACGCAGTTTAAGGCGCAAAAACCGGTGTTTTTTGGTATGACCGAATAAATATTATTGTTAAGACTTCTTAAGGAGAAAAACATGGCAGGATTGACATCACCAGGTGTTCAGGTTAATGTGATTGATGAGAGTTTCTATACTCCAGCAGAACCGGGAACAACACCGCTTATCTTTGTAGCAACAAAGACAAACAAAACTAATCCGGGTGGGACAGGTGTTGCGCCTGGCACAACAAAAGCCAATGCAGGTAAAATTTATGTAATGAGTTCACAAAGAGAACTTGCAGAGACTTTTGGTGATCCACTATTTTATACGGACACAAACGGCACACCTATTCATGGTAGTGAGCAAAACGAATACGGACTACAAGCAGCATACTCATATTTGGGTGTAGCAAACAGAGCTTATGTTGTTCGTGCAGATCTAGACCTAGATGCAATTACAGCTAGTTCAACTGCAACAGCAGGTAAACCAGCTAACGGTGCATATTGGTTTGACACAAACGATTCAAAATATGGTGTTTTTGAATGGAATGGTGAAGCAGTTACAACAACTGGCGGACAACTATTTACAAACAAAGTTCCTACTGTAATCACAGATACAACAAAAGTTGTAGATTATGCAGGACAAGATTATACACCAAAAGGTTCAGTAGGCATCAACGGTGACTATGCATTGGTAGCTGTAACTACAGCAATCAAACTATGGTACAAAAACAGCACAGGTACATGGGTAGAAGTAGGTTCGCCTGAATGGGTAGGATCTCATCCAACATTCAAAGGTTCAGCAAGTAACCCAACAGTAACAGCTGGTCGTACTATTACCATTGACCTAGGTGCAGACTCAACTGGTACACAAACAGATATTGTAATGTCAGGTACAACACTAACTGATGTAGTAAGCGATATTAACGGTGCAGGCATCAGTGGACTAACGGCAAAAGCAGTTGGCGGATATTTGCATATTTTCTACACAGGCGCAGTTGCAGGCGAAATTGCTATCTATGGCGACGATGCTACACTATCAGCATTGGGTCTACCATCAGACGGCGCATCTCGTTATGTACCAAAATTGGCTATTGCAAAACATACAAGTGTTCCTGAATGGAAAACAGGTGATTCAGCACCTCGTCCAACAGGTAGTATTTGGATTAAAACAACAGCACCAAACAGTGGTTCAAACTGGAATGTTAAAAATTACAATGCAAGTGCAGACGAATGGACAGCCGTTGCAGCACCTTTGTATGCAACAAACCAAGAAGCATTGAAAGAACTAGAC